ATGATACTACTATGCGAGACGTATCCGAAATAGTCCGCGAGGATCTGATACTGGATTCCGTAGTTTACCCGCAGCAGTCCCGCCGCGACTGATCGGGGAGTAGAGTATCGGAAGGCTCTGGATTTTTTGAAGAGGTCTTCCTCGTCTACCGAGAACTCATCGGCGACGAGTGAGCAGACTTTTTCGATGATGTCTCTCTTGTATTTGGTGAGACCTTTAATTTGGTTTTTGGTATTCATTTAATTACTTGATTGATGGTGCAGTGACTGGCGAATCTTGAGATTATTTCTTCTTCAATCGCGTTTAACTCTTCCCCATCCCTAGCAGCAATCTCTGCTTCTTTTTGGTAGGTTTTTCCCATCTCCTTGAAGTATTTCAGTAGTTTCTTTTTCTTTATCTTCATGATCTGTTGTTGGTTATTGATGTAGAGTGTTCAGGTTATCTGACTTCTGTTCGACAACACGCATGACGTGTTCTTCGATTGAATCGCTGGCAACCAGAATTTTCTGGACGGCGTCGCTCTTCGCTCCGTTGCGGTGGATACGGCCCAACGCCTGTAGGTGATCCTTGACATTGAACGTAGGAGAAATCAATGAGATCCGTTGCCTATTACCGTTGATATCGTGCAGCGAGATTCCGGTTCCGCCAGCGGCGATGTTGACCACGATGACGTGTTCCTTATCGTCTTGGAAGTCGTCGATAATCTGTTGCCGTCCTTCGGCGGACTGACCTCCGACGATAGCGGGACAGTCCAATAACAGCTGTAGTGTATGGGCGGTCTCCGTAAAGTTGACGAACAGCACGACACTGTGTCCCTGCTCGACGTGATCTTTCGCCATGTCGGCCATGTCTTTGGCTTTCAGCGACTCGGCTAGTTGTCTTGCCCTAAGTAGGTTGACCAGAACCCAATCGCTATCCTCAACGGTTCCGTTCTCCAGAAGATTCGTGATGATCTCAGGAGTGATGTCGAGATCTTTATACGCCTTCGCGATCTTGGCAGCAGAGCCAAACGCAATCGGCTCCACGAATACACGGTTCGCTTTAAAGGACTCAGGGAAGTCATCAACCGTGAGCCGCTTAACATTCTTCCCATACATGACCTTATTAAGATCACTGAGTTTGGTCTTACGACGAAGCTCCCACGCATTCCACTGGTTCTGACTGCATCCGTATTGCATCATCCATCCGAACCAACTCTTGACACCGTCCTCCGCTTTGTTGAGATTGTGCAGACCTAATGCGTATCCGATTGGTCGCATCTCAGTAGGGTCTTCGGCAGCGGTCGCGGACATCGCATGGATCGAGTAGCCTTGGGCCACTAACGACACTAACAACTGCGCGTTTTGCGTATATGGTCCTTTGCATCTATGAACCTCGTCCACTAACACTAATGTGTTTTTAGGCAGGTTCCACGTCATGATCTTCTTGCCGCGTTTGGACATGAAGTCTGTTCGGCCCGTTCTGATCTTCTCGTAGTTGAGGACGAAGAGCGGCTCGATACCAGTCTCTTTAAGTTCGCGTTGCCATGACGGTATCACCGCCTTCGGACACAAGACCGCCACAGGTCTATTCAAAGCTTTGGCCAAATGAGCGGCCACTACGGTCTTACCGGTTCCGACATGGCTAGTGTCGAGTGAGTTCGATCCCAGCTTGTGCTTCGCTAGGAAGAAGTCTAATGCGTCTTGTTGTTTCGGATATAGCGTCTTCATTTATTGTCTATGAACAGACAAATAATTGAAGTTCCGCTATACGTCCAGAAAAATTTCAACTTTTTTTACCACCCCAAATATATCGGGCAATAAGGTAGGCGTCGATCATGCCGTCGTGCGGCGTCCGGCATCGTTTGTTCGCCAGCCAGTTCTCTGACGGCTCTAACTGATTCGCTAGCTCCAATGCAACTTCTTTGGTCTTACCTTTAGGAACTCTGCCTAACATCACCTTCTGCCACTTGTGGACTGACACACGCATTATGTTTTCGTAGTCGTGGGACTCAGCCATGCCGACTAATTTGCCAAACGAGATCGCCATTGACCGAACCGCTTGGCTACTTTTCGCGTGAGCTAGCGGTTCCTCGACCGCAAATATAAAGGGGGTGTTTAGATCCATTATCCATTGGTGGACCTTACGGATGTCGATTTCTTTTTTCTTCGACATCTGGAGAGTAGGCATACGGATTTTATCGATGAGACTGCCGTCGTGTTTCGATATGGCGCATAGTCCGCCGTCTAGTCCGTTGTCTACTCCGACGATCATAATCTACAGATCTCTGTGTGTTTGTCGTCCGACTTAACGGGGTGGTATACAGCATACTCTGAAACCGATTCCAGATCGATTTTTGACTCGTCCCAATGGAAGTTGTTAAAATAATCCTTAAACTGAGTTTCCTTGAAATCTAGTCTCGTATCAGATAAGGTCGGTAGGAGTATTTCGTGGAATAAGAACTTACCATGCCCATCTCGATGTTCTTTTACTTTTTTAATGAGTGTCGGGGATATCCTGCAAAAACAATTTAGCGAGGTCCGAAGTTCAGGGTCTTCAAAGCGGTGATTTAAACTCCACCACCCCCAACGAGGCCGCTTACTTTTTGGGTGTATCGTATTTGAAATTAAATCGGATTTGTCGGATTCAAGAGCCTCCAAGATACTTTTAATTTCTTTTTGGCTGAACGCGACATCGTCCTCAATAACCCAAGTGTATTCCTCTGCGAGATCTTTGAACAAAAGATCCCACGCCGTTGTATGCTTTAACCACCTACCCGTCATACCAGTGTAACCCTCCAGATCACCTTCTATGTCCGGTATGACTTCGACCTCGCCGAAGGGGGAGAGAACCTTTTTCAAATTATCGGTCTTAACGCTCTCCTCTCGCGTCAATACTTTGAAAATATTCCCCATTAAAATAAAGTCGTTTTCGTCCTATTAGGAGTTATAATTTGGTGGGGAATATGTATTGTCTATACTCAGGACAATACATATTGTCGCAGTCATCTTCCACAGGCCCATCGCACGTCTCGCAGTGTTCTTCTCGTTCCTCAGTGAGCAAAGCCTTCGCAAGAATCGAATAGTTCACAAGATCCTCACAGGCGTCATCGACCGACTCGCCAGCTACCTGTAACTGACCATCGTTCACGAACGACTTAATCCTCATCAGTTTATCCTGCATCCTTAACAGCAGTCCGGTAACCGGATGGAGTCCTAACGATTTAGCTGACTTGAAATTAGCGAGAGCGTCTACGGTCTCAGTGCCACCGCAGTAGTCGCTGTTCTTTGCTCGCATGATGTCGAGCGTTTTCTTGCACGTCTCTTCGTGGAGGCGGAATAGGGTTTCGGGTTTCATTTTACTGGAATTGAATCTCCTCTGATAAGTAGGCCGTCGCCCTCCGCTGGCACAAGAACCCTGATCCCTTTCGGCAACGATTGCAGGTAGAACACTTCGCGGGCCGTTGACGGCCTCACACGATACCATAGTCCGTCGGCGGTATCGACAGGAAATCGGAAATCAGCACCCTCATCTACTCGGGTGATGAACCTTGCCCCTACTTCGGGTTCACGATCTTCAAACATTGTGACGGTATTAAATCTCTTTTCCGGTCTCTGCGTCAATCGTTTTTTTCTGTTTTATCGCCCCTCCTCCTTTGTCCGCTTTGGAGTTGTTAAGGATAGAAATATCGATCTGCATCTTACTACTGCCTCCGCCAGTCTTCGCGTTAAGACCTAAGTTACGTCGAATGAGCTGGTCGAGTTCAGACATCTCGCGGATTGTCTTCGGACCGCGTAGGGTCTTTATCGAGTCGCGCAGTAACTTAATTCCGGCGGCGGCTACGTAGTGCTGGTATTTGTCGGCGGGTGAGTTCTGAGCCTCCGCGATCTCGCTAAGGGTAACGTCCTCTTCTTTTGAGGCGCGGAACCTCTCCTCCACAATCGCGGAACTCACCGTCTCGTTAAAGTGTTCTTCAATATCTTCTTTAAGCTGGTCTTTGTCGTCGTCCGGTTTCAGGTGTTCGTCTTTGACTTTTTTATTGTGGATCAGGTTGTCGAGAACTTTGCCGTCTGACATATCCCCGTTCACCTTCGCAGCGACTCCGTGTTTCTTCAGCCATTTACGAATTGTATTGCGGTGGACCCCAATGTGTTGACCAATCGCACTATTACTGTAACCTTCTTTGTTAAGGCGCAAGGCTTCGGCCTCGCACTCTCTTATAGGTTTTTCAGACATCAACTTAATTATGCCCTCAGAAGCAGACAAGCGCAAGCGCGTTCTAGAGCCGCGCATCGATCCACAATCCAAGAAAATGGACGTGGGCGGTCTAATGATCCAGCCGACAAGTATACTGACCGCGTTGTTATACGGTTTCGCGCACCACCCGAACGACAAGGCCAAGGAGTTTTACTTCTGGCGAGTCTGCGACGAACTCTGGAATAGGGAAGAACTACCGGAGCATATGATGGTTCGCCATCCTTGGGCGGAACAAATGATTCGGGCTGCTATTAAGCACAAGTATCTGGCGGTTGGCGGGTCAGCCAGTAGCGGAAAGTCACACACGATGGCCGCATGGGGCATCGTCCAGTGGCTATCTCAGCCACGCGACACACTAGTCCTGATGACCTCAACAACGCTACGGGAAGCACGAAAAAGGATATGGGGTTCAGTAATGTCTCTATTGTCCGTGATCGATGGTGCGCCGATCAAGATACGGGACTCAATAGGAAACGCTGCCTACATCG